GATAAGGTTGCTATAGTTGTGATATCTCCACTTGCGACACTTGTTGTTCCATCACCCATGTAACGTGCATCAGCAAATAGAACACCATCTTCTGATGTTTGGTCTGTGTTGTCAATTACTACCCATTCCCAAACTGAATCAGTTGCGTTGTATTCGTAACGCTTAATAATTGGATAGTCTTCAATGTTACTAGTGTCAATCCAAAGATCTCCACCAACTAGTGCTGTACTATCACTTTGTGTAAGTGGAGCACTTGCGCCTACAATAGGACCATTTGGACTTGTTGCAGTTAAATCATAACCACGTGCATCTGAACTTACATTTCTGTAACCTTTCCAAGTTGTACCGTTATGAATCATAATGTCAACTTCATCAGTAATATTATGATACCACAATCTGCTATTTGCAGGGTTAGTACTTGGTTGTAGTCTTGCCGCAACATATGTTAAAGGAACAAAGTTGGACAATCCTAAGTTACCACCTGGTGTGGTTGAAATAAAGTCGTTACTGTTAGAAAATCCTGCATCAGTTAATGCAGTACCACTATCGTTGACAAGAGTAATCATGCCACCTAGTGAATGCTTTATTACTATTGCACCAGTGTCTGCAACTTCTGCACTTACATTTGTAATGGCTGCATCATTGATGTCCTGTACAAATCCTACAGCAGTTGTTGTAGTTAATGTAATCTGTGTAGCAGTTAAGTTCGCATTGCCTTTTACACTTGAATTAATTGTAAATTGATGTCCTGCTGTAAATGTTGGAGTTGTTGTTTCTCCAGTTACTACAAGTTCACCTTTTACTGCACGACGGTTAAACTCGATGATTAACTGTCCTGTTGAGTTAATTACTGATGAAACTGCAATTACTGTTCCTTCTGCAATATTTAAACCACCACCAATTGGATCAAGTCCGTAAATTGCACGACGCTCTCCACGATAACCTTGTACGTTTAAGTCTCCAAACTTTTCAGTAATGCTACTGAATACTGAAATGTCAATTAATTGACCGTTGTTTGGTGATGTTGTTTTTAACCATACACTGCCTGACGGACGAGATGCACTATCTGCTGTCTTCCATTCTGGAACACTAGTATGTGGGTCAACACTAACTGCTGGTGAGTAATATACTCCGGCTGTTAAACCTACATCTGTTAAAAATGTTCCTGACACGTTTGCAAGGGTTAACGTGCCTGCACTTGAAGCGGCAGTAGAATCTGCATGTAATATAAGTTTGTTGTCTCTTTGTGACGCTGTAATACCTGTAATTGCTTCACCATTAACATCACTAACCACACTAGCCAACGTTGTACTTGACAGTGTGATTGTTGTACCGTTAATACTAAATGAATCTCCTAAAGATACTGTTGGAGTTGCCACTGTACCTGTAATTGTTGGAGTTGCACCGTACCATGCAGTTGTCCCTACACCAAACCATCCAGTTGAAGTTTTTCTAAATACAGTATTGTCTGTACTTGTTGCATCAATTGCATAGTCGCCTTCTTTACCAATATGTGCTTTAGGTTTATTTGTTCCGCTATCCATATCAGCGGCTTCAGTAATTACTGTTGGAACTTTATTAACAAATTTTTGTGTACTTGCATTCCACTCAAATATTCCCCAACGTGTATTCACAATGTCTAACCAGTGTGTTCCATTTGATGGAAGTGAAACTGGTCTTCCTGCTGAACCTTCTAGTTCGGCTAAATCAATATCTGCTCTAACAATATATGCTCTGTTGCTTACACCTAAAAGTGAATATGCGGCCATTAAACCGTATTCGTTAATTTCATATCCGTGTAACGCAGTACCGGTTGAATTTTGATAAAAAGCCGGCTCACCAAAAGTTGATACCAACTCTCGCTGTGAACCTATTAAATAAGTTTTTTCAGCATTCGCTGCTGTTGTTCCCAGTGCAGTATTGCCTGTGGTTGGATCTAGTTTGTCTTGAGCTGTTGCCACTATTAGCATAGGTACGGTTCCAACCGCAGTACTCGCATATTGTGACTCGTCAATTATTGAAACTTCGATACCTGGTGATACTAGTGCCATTTAAATTTCCTCGCATTTCAAAAAATAATTCTATTCTACTAGTGTATTTAGCAACAAAGGGTAAAAATCACCTAAAATGATTCAGAATGAATGGTACCTTTAAAGGGCGCCACTAAATATTTTTATGAGCAACAGACCTATATGTACTAAATGCAAGAAAAAGTTTGCGGCAGTAAATTATAAAAAAGGGGAAAAGGTATACTATCGTAAAATGTGCGATAGTTGTACTCGCAACCATCGGCATCATAAAAATAAAAGCCCATGGTCCAAAGCAGGATATAAGAAAAAAACCTCATGTGAAAAATGTGGCTTTGAAGCAAAATTCTATGATCAACTTGAAGTATATTATTTAGATGGAAATATGATTAATATTAAACACACTAATCTTAAAACTGTTTGTCTAAATTGTTTGACTGAATTAGGACATGAAGGTTGGAATACTAAGCAAGGTGATTTAGTACCTGATTTTTAAGCTCATCTAATGTACCATCATTTTCAATAACTAAATCTTTTTTAGATTTAATCCATTTCCATTCACTGGCATGAACAGTTGGTTCAGTTCCTGTTGACTCGTATTCTATTAGCCATTGCGGATCTGGTCCACGTTTTATTTCCCAAACTTCTCCACCAATATCTCTAATCATATCAACTTCGTTTGCAAAACGTACATCCGGAACTACATAATCAATTGTTGGATTTTCTAACAACTTCTTTTTAATAGTGCTTACCCAGATTCCGTCATCGAAGCCATTACGCATACAATCAGTACCAAATAACTGCAAAACCAAACGAGGAGTGACTTCCATCTTCGTTTCATTACTCCAAAAGTCGTCTTTAAGCTCTCGCCACTGTCTACTTTCATCTGTATCTCCTTCAAGCATTGCCCTGTCCCAACCAAAGATAGTTGCTACACCATCTTTAAGTTTATCAGCAAAACTTAGTTTTGTAAAATTATGTGTCTTGACTAGAACATCCGCAACGGTTCCTTTACCACTGCCAATAAGTCCGCAGATTCCAATTATCATATTTTACCTTCTAATTAGAGTTAGCCCATTACCCATGTTAATGGCATTTGTCCATCAACGTAATTTAATAAATCAGTTTCTAATTTATCCATATCTTGTTGTGCTTCTGCTTTTAATGCATCACCATTTAAACTTGTACCACCTTGTGGACCTGCAATAGTAGCAAACTTTGAACGTGCTTCGCCTAGCATGTACTTACTACGAGCTAAAGCATAATCATATATCCAAGGCTTACAACGAGGGTCTGTGAGCAAATTTAAATCTGGGCGTGTGTTGTACATCCAAAGTAATACAGTTTCGCCTTCGCTTTGTACATTACGAATAAGTACCATTTTCTTTGACACTGGATCAAATGTAAAATTTATATAAGCACCAAACATACGTCCTGCCATTTCTTGGTATTGTTTATAAAAATCGTATGTGGCAAGTCCGCCAACACGACCAGCAACCAGCATGTATGTGTTCATATACCCTGCTTCAAATGGCTCAAATACACTACCAACATTACCTGTAGTACTACGAAAAACTTGTCTTACATTTTGTACTTGATCTGGTAGTGTATAGTCTTGCTGATTTTTTACAAGCTCAAGAAACCCATAACTTTCTTCAACTGAATTACTACTTTTTTGCCTGTATACATCAAATGATTTTTGTAATGCAACATCATAATGTGCGGCATCTAACTCAACATCAATCATTCCTCCGCCAAGACTAAGTGTAATATAATCGTAAAGTTTTTGTTTTTCGGTTGCTAAATCGGCCATCTTTATTCCTTTGGATTACTATTATTTAGCAACTTTTAAGAGTATTGTCTGGTCGTTGACCCTTCCATTAAGTTTAGTATCTGTTGTTTTAATATCATCCATAAACTTACGAAGCACTACTTTACCAGCTTTACTTAATTCAGCAAGTTGTTGTGCAGGCTTTCTAAGTGTTTTTTGAATACTTTGCTTTTCATCGAAGTACAATATTGTTGTTCCTTTTACTTGCAATGTAGCATGTGGTTCAGCAACATATTTTCCTAACTTACGAGTTTTAGTATTGTACACCCACAACTCCAATGCTTCAAGTATATCAATTGGATTGATACTTGCAAGTTTAAGATTTGTATCTTCTTTTTGATACTTCATTCTTTTTACAATTTTATCTTTAGCAACAGGCTTTTTAGTTCGTGTCTGATTTGCTTTTTGGCTTGTAATAATCATATCACATGCTTGAACCAATGATTGGTAAACTGTTGCAATTTTCTTTTGAGACTTTGTGTCAATATGAGCATAGCCTTCTAACAACTGGTCATACAAGTCGTTATCTTTTTGCTTAGGTCCAACTAACTCGGCAAACTCATCTGCAAGTGGCTGGAAGTATTGTCGGATAATACGAGCATGATTTGCTTTGATTTCATGCTTTCTCATTGTACCTACTGGATTAAAGTCTTTTACATTATACTTGCTAATATTATCAATGATACCATCAACTTCATCTTCAAGTATAGATGCATAGTTTAAACTTGTAATCCTAAGTTTTTCTTGTATGGACAATACTGGCTTGGTAGCTTTTACTTCTTCAACTGCTTTTTGTTCAACTACAACCAAAGACCCAACTGCTATTGCTTCTTCAATCTTTGGTTTGAGGAATTCTGTAATTGGCCTTACATTATTCATTGTTCCAGCACATGATACCCAATATTCGTCATGTGGTTCGTAAAAGTTAGGACAACCATCTAACAACAATTTTGAATAGATTGCAACTGTTGCACTAATATTACCTTTCTTAGCAGATGCAATATCTTTTTTACTGTATCCTTCTTCTTTCATCCATTGGTATATAAATGGAGTTACGTCACTTGCTTTATAGTTCTGGTAATAAAAATCAACTGCCTTCTGACGAAGTTTATGAAATTCGTATCCAGATAACTTTTCGTATTCAGCAAAACTAGGACCTTGTAGTTTAGCCCCACGCCTAACTCTAGGTGCTGAACGTGCTACTTTTTTCTTTCGCTTAACTAATGCCATTTATCATGTCTCCTATAATCTTATATTACTTATAATAACAGGTTATACATATTTGTCAACCAGAACTTATTCATAAATACTGTATAAGAGGTACAGAATGCCAAGACTATCGTTATGGAAACCAGAACGCAATAAAGATTACGAGTTTTTTGACAACAGAATTCGCGAAATGTTTACCATTGGCGGTACTGGAATCAACGTTCACAAGTATTTGGGCGCCGATACTGCAAATGTAGCAGTTGAAGGTGAAGATGGATTTGATGCAACTAGACCAGGATATGCAACTCAAAGTGAAACAAATATTCAAGACTTACTATTCTTAGAAAATAGAGATCGTAAATATGATCCAGACGTCTACCAATTACGAGGATTGTACAACGTTGCAGATATAGACTTTGATCTAACACAGTTTGGATTGTTTTTACAAAATGATACACTGTTTATAAGTTTCCATTTAAATGATATGATTAACTTAATTGGCCGTAAACTTATGAACGGAGACGTATTTGAATTACCTCACTTACGAGATTTTTATCCACTTGACAGTGAATTACCAGCCGCACTAAGACGTTACTATGTTGTACAAGATGCAAATAATAGTGCAGAAGGATTTAGTCCTACATGGTATCCACATGTGTGGCGTGTTAAATGTACTCCACTTGTAGACAGTCAAGAATACAAAGATATTTTTGATGCAAATGCAAAAACACAAGACGGACAAGATACTACAAGTACTCTTAAAGATTTATTAAGCACTTACAAAAAAGAGCTTGAGATTAACACTAAAATTATAGAACAAGCAGAAGAAGAAGTTCCAAAAAGTGGTTACGATACAACTCCATTTTTTGTTGCACCACTCGAAAAAGATGGAACACCAGTTGATCCTGATGAAGCCGAAACCGCAGATAACGGTAGTTTCAAAGCAGATAGCGAATTAATAACTACTGATCAAGTTCCAACTACTCCAGCTCAAAGTGGATACACAGGACACTTAATTGGCGATGGATTGGCACCAAATGGATTCCCTGTTACTCCTGCAATAGCATTTCCAACTAATCCAAGTGTTGGAGATTATGTGCTTAGATTAGACTACAAACCAAATCGTTTGTTTAGATATGACAGTAATCGTTGGGTTAAAGTTGAAGACGCAGTTCGTACTAGCACAACAGGCGGACAAGGTACAACACAAAAAGATAGATTTATTAATAATAGTAACACTTATGTTGACGAAGATGGAACCACTAAAAAGAATAGACAAACACTTAGTGATGCATTACTACCAGAGGCAGATGACTAATGGCTAGACAGTTTTTTTATGACAATCAAATAAGAAGATTTTTATTGCAATTTGTTAGAATGTTTAGTAACTTTCAAATTGAAGTGGGCTCTCCAAGTGCTACAGGTGACAGAGACTTATTAACTGTGCCAGTACGTTATGGTGATATGAGTCGTAATGTTGCAAATATATTAAGAGAAAATAGTGAAAATAAAGTGGCTAATGCACCAATGATGAGTGCCTATATTAGTAGTATGAAGTATGCTAGAGAACGTGTACAAGAACCTAACTTTATTGACAAATTGCATGTTAGACAACGTAAGTATAACGACAGTACAAAAACATATAGTCGCACACAAAGTAATGCAGTAACCGTTGAGAGACATATGCCTGTTCCATATGATCTGACTATGACATTGGATATATTCACTACTAACACAGAAATGAAATTACAATTACTTGAACAAATGTTATGTTTATTTAATCCTTCACTAGAGATACAAAGCACAGATAACTATGTAGACTGGACTAGTTTAAGTTATGTTGAACTTACAGATGTAAACTTTACAAGTAGAACAATACCAATTGGAACAGAAGATCAGATTGACATTGCTTCATTAACATTTGAAATGCCAATATTTTTAAGTATGCCGGCTAATGTTAAAAAGATGGGTGTTATTCATAAAATTGTTAATAGTGTATTTGATGCACAAGGAGATGTTGTTGCATCAATCGGCAATGACGACTTAGTATTAGGCAATAGACTGGTAGTTACTCCAGGAAGATATGGTGCAATTCTACTTAACGGACAAGCAGAATTAGTAGATTATGGACTAGAAGCAACTAAAGATACCGGTGAACCAACCTTAAAAGATACTGCAAAGATAGTCACTAACCCTAAAGCAACCAAGCCAGGTTGGGCGGCAGTACTAGAACAATACGGTCCTATAAATCCAGGAATAACACAGATAAGATTTGAAAATGAAGCTGGCAATGAAGTAGTTGGCACAATAGCATATCATCCAACTGATGTTAATATATTATTAGTAACAATAGATACTGATACTATACCAACTAACACACTTACTGCTATAGATGCAATTATAAAACCAACAAATGTTTCTGATACATTGGTAAAAAATGTAGGCAGTCGCTATTTAATTTTAGAAGATATTGGTGACTCAACAAATACTGATGGTCCAGATTTTTGGAAAAGTACGTCAAATGTTGACTTAATTGCTAAGGCAAATGATATTATTCAATGGGATGGATCACAATGGACTGTTGCATTTGATAGTTCAGAGACATCTACAGTAGAATATTTTACAAATGCTACAACAAACATACAATATAAATGGACAGGAACAAACTGGCTTAAGAGCTACGAAGGTGAATACAGACCAGCTAACTGGCGTGTTGTAATCTAACCAATATCAAGTTCACTAATAAACTCTCTAATTGTTAATTTTTTCACATTCTTACACCAATTCCATTGTTCTGGAAATGCATATACTGGATTTGGATTGATCCAATGGAATGTAACATCTTTGTATGCACTGAATAGTTTTATCATATTTGCAATAAATTTAGCGTCAGGGTCGGGTGAAAATGCATCACCATAATTAGGAGTACCAGCGTAAATGTTATTGTTTGAGTCTGCGTCTCTTTGATTATCAAATCCAAGCAAGTAAATGTCTTTATGATTATCAAATGCCGCTATGTATGTTGCTAGTGCACCAGCATTCATATTAACATTCTGAGGAATCAAGTAAAGTTTTCCTGGGTGTTTTACAAGTTGCTGGGCACTACTGTATACAATTTTGTTTTCACAATATCCGCTTTCAACAACTTCATTAACCATAGCAGGATTATGTACAACCAAAAAGTCTGGGCTGAAATCTCTGTATACAGCATTACACCCGTATGTCTGACAACGCATACTTGCATTTAACCCGCCTTTGTGTCTTGCTAATAACTGCAAATTAAAGGAGTCTCTACTTTGCCCGTTGCCTATAACAACGGCATATCCTCTATGGTCGTTATTACTTACTGCCCGAGGAATCCATTCACGATCCTCTTCTCGTTTGCCTTTTACAATTCGAGTATCATGTATGATAAACTCGCCTTCATATTCATCATTTGTTAAGGGCAAACGCATTTTACTACCACTCCTGACAGTTAGGTAACAAACCTGTTACTTTTCTAATATTTTGTTCTGTTATATGCACACTCATTAATATATGATATATGTCATCAACAAATGCAAAACTTCCATGTTGCTTTCTTGTATTTAATATATAAGGAACGCCAGGTTTAAATTGAACTCGCTTTGTGTCATAAATGAAGTTCCATTCATGAACTTCAGTGGCATTTAATGGAATAAAAATTCTCATTTGCGGACGAAACCTGTAAGCGTCTCTGTGCATTTTAAAGTAACTACCTGCATCTAATTTTGCCGCTCTACATCTGGCTAACTTTTCCCATTTGTCAAAAAAGTGCTTGATGCCAGGACAAGCGTGTAAGTTATCATTATACTGTTGATCAGCATCATGTTTATCCTTTGCTTCTAGTCCTAAATCGTCTAGTGGCCCAGTTAAGTTAATAGCACTCTTGTTGTTTGTACTTGGTATCCAATCTAATTTGCACAAGTCCCTGATACAAGACTCAGGATCAAATTTGTAGTCAAGTTCTATTATATCGCCATAACTGTTTAAAAGGGTGAGTAATCTAATCTCTGTATCGTTCATTTTTTGGTAACTTTCTAAGGTGATCTTGTTTACGAATGTGTTCAATTTTCATTATTTGGTGATAAAGTTTAATAACTCCAAGAGGTGCATCGGCTTTCCATATCCATGGAAGAAAGCCATGTACTGTGCTTTTAAAAACAATTACAAGTAGCACCCAACTGTTTTTTAAACTGTGCCAAAGATGAAAAAAGTATCCCCAACCAGTTTCAACTTGGAGATGATACTTTGCTTTTTTAATAAAATTCATTAATTACCTATGTGATATGTTGTTACATACGGCCAACTAATACTTCGATTACTCCAGGGCCGTCTGTATCTTTAGATTCGATTGCTTTACCAATTGCACTACCTGCTGGTGGTCCATGTAAATCTTTGTGTGCTTGTGCATGTCCAGGTGTTCTACTGCTTACAAGGAATTCACCTTTTCGCACAGGTCCAACTACTTTGCAAGGCACTCTACCAATTAGTGCAACCTCTACTGAATTTTCTAAATCCTTATTCATTATAAACCCAGGATTAGTTGAAACGATTCCAGCAATAGTACAACTTGTCGGTCTTTTGGTTTGAGTAACTTCTTGTTCTCCACCTAACTCTACTACTGTACCAGGCTCATATTGCTGATCTGATGTATACTTTTCTGCTAAGTCAGCATATTGAGATGACGTTGCAGTTCCGCTAAACACACCAGTTGCTAGAGTGATGCCACTTGAGTTAAAAGTTGTATGTGCTGAACCGTCGATTGTTGCAACAATTGTACCAGTTCCTGAATCTGTAACTGTTACATTTGTATTATTTTGAGAAATACTATTTTGTGATAATCCAGATAATTCAGTGTCTACATATGATTTAGTAGCGGCATCTGACGAAGAAGTTGGTGCTCCTAGGTTGGTTAAACGTTGTGCGTTTGCATCTAAACTACCACCTAGCGTTAGAGTATAATTTCCTTTAATGTCTATTCCAGTTGATTCAACACATGCTACATAGTTGCCAGCCGAATCAAAACGTATGATGTCATCATCTGATGTTTCTTCAAGTTGGATCTTCGTATCACCATCAGCGTCAACAAGTGCACCTTGAATTGTTCCATCAACTGTAAGGTTTGTACTGTTTAATAATTGTAAACTATCTGAGCGTAATCTAGCAACAATACCATTTGATCCTGCTTTTTTAACTGCAAATTCAATTAGTCCATCTTCAGTACCGTCACTTGCATCTAAAATTTTACCAGTAATTTTTGCAAACACATTGCTTTGTCCTGCATCATTATCACCTTTAAATTTTATTTGTCCTAAGTAATCTGCGTCTGATCCAGCGTTGTCTGATGGGTTTCTTGTTAGTGTAATTACTGGCCCTGCACTACTTCCTGTTGATGTATCTGTTAAACTTGCTCCATCACTTTCAGCAGTGAAAGCACCACTAATTCCTGTTAAATTACTTCCATCACCATAATATGCGTTTGCTTGTATATCGGCATAACTAGCAACCGTTACATTACCGTCTGTTGTACCGTCTTCAGTTGTGTTAATTACTGCAAATCTGTCTGCACTTTCGTCATATATTAGTGCAGTATTAGTATCACTGCCTCTTTCTACGACAATTCCAACATCTGAACTTGCACTTCCACTATGTCCACTATGAAGAACTATGAGCGGATCACTAATCTTGGTTACATCAAAATTTAATTGTCCGGCTCTAGGTTTAGTTAACGCCATTGAAAACTTCCTTACTACATAATTATATAGTATTTAGTCAATAAGAAAGGCACCGGAGTGCCTTTCTACTTTGTTTTTTATTGGTTTGTGTATTACATACGTCCTACAACAACTTCAATGACGCCTTCGCCACCTTCATGATCAGCAAGTGCTTTACCAATTACGGCACCCATCATTGGGTTTTCTTCTGCACGAGCCATTCCATTTCCGGCTGATACCATCATGTCACCTTTACTTACTGGACCTGTAACTTTACATGGTACACGACCTTGTAATGCTACTGCAACACCTTCTGCATCACTATTCATTAAGTATGCTGGATTTGTACTAACAATTCCTGCTACCTTTTTACAATGATCATTGTCACACATTGTAACTTCTGCTTCACCACCAAACATTACGATTGTACCTGGTGCAATCTCGCCATCTGCTGAATACATCTCAGCCAAGTCCGCATATCTTGCTGAAGTTGCAGTACCACTAAACACTCCAGTTGCAAGTGTAATACCTGAACTGTTAAATGTTGTGTGTGCTGAACCGTCAATAGTTGCAACAATTGAGCCTGTACCTGAGTCAGTTACTGTAATGTTACTATTGGCTTGACTAATACTGTTCTGTGATAACCCTGCTAACTCACCGTCTACATATGCTTTAGTAGCGGCATGTTGGTCAGCTGTTGGATCTGCTAAGGCTTGGATCTGCTTAGAGTTAGCATCCATGTTACCACCAAGTGTGAAAGCATAGTTACCTTTGATTTCTACACCAGTTGATTTAACACATGCAACATAGTTACCTGCGGCATCAAACCTGATTTCGTCATCATCAGCACTTTCTTCAACTTGAACTTTAGTATCACCATCAGCATCCTGAATACCATTAGTAGTTATAGTTGTAATGGTTTGAGAAGTAGCTGTACCACCAACAACTCCATTGATTGTAGGAGCAGTTAAAGTTTTATTGGTTAGTGTTTGTGAACCTGTTAAAGTTGCTACAGTTGAATCAATTGCTACTGTTAATGTATTACCTGATCCTGCTGTATCAATACCAGTACCACCTGCAATATCTAG